TGTCAAAAGGAAGGCTTCCTGTTAATACATTTAAACCTCCTATATTACTTGCGGGATTATTTACTATAGCCATTGCTTGCTCAAGGTTATTCAAAGATGGGCTAATTGCCAATAATCCTGCCTCTTTAATGCTCTTTTGCTTAGCGTTCCAAGCAGGTGTGCCGTCTACGCCTTCAAACCAATCTTTAACTCCAGCTATATCTTTAACTAAACCTGTGTTTACTGCGCTTATAAACGCTGTATCCAACGGTGCTGTGCCGGTACTGGTTACAAACCCTTGTGCCTGTGCGCTATTGAAAAGCGCAAGTTTAGCATTCTCAGATAAACCAGCGTCTGCAACAGGAGGAGCAGTAGTAGTTGTTCTTAATAGACCGACTGCTTGTGGATCGGTCAATACCCCGTTATACATAACCTGCCCATCGTCTCTCACTTGTAAAGATACTGGTACTCCTGCTTTATCTAGAAAATTAACAACATCTGCTTTTACAGCACCGCCAGCACCTGTGCCAGAGCGTGGCGCATCAGCAGCAAGTTGCAACCCTAAAGACCCAGGATATTTCCAAGTGTCTGTTAGAGGATCGCGTACTAGGCCTTGAGAGTTAGTAGACAAAGCAAGCACCTTACCCTTCTCATCCATATAGTTTTTAACGTCTACTTTAGAATCAACGGGTACTTTTTCTTTATATCTTTCATATATAGATTTAACAATATTAGGTAAATCAGCAACAGGAATAGCCCCTGAAGAGACTGGATTACGAAGTGCATCTATTTCTTTGTTAAGCTCGTCATTTTTAGAACCTTTTATAAGAGTATCTAGATAAGATACACCAGTGGCTATCTGAACTCCTTTTGTAGTAACGTCTACTCTATTTTTTGCGTCTGCTTCAGCTTTTAACTTAGCCGCCTGAGCCTCTTGAGTACCCATCATAGTAGCTTGCAGGCTTAGTTGAGCAGCAGTGTTCTTATCACCTGACTGTTCAGCTAACTGCGCTAACTGCCTAAGACCAGCAGAAGTAGACAAGTCAGGGGCTTGCTTAGTAAGTTGATCTCGTATCTTATCCGCTGATGTTCTTTGATCCATACCAAACAACTGCCCTAGACCTTTAGTGAAGTCAGCAGCTCGCTGTGGGGCATAGTAGGTAGCAGCAGCACCAGGCGTACCCATCATAGATACAAGCCTAGCACCTTCAGCTCTCTGAGCCTCTCTTGGATCAACTGGTGTCAGTAGATTAGAGAGTAAACCTTGCAATAGTTCGTTAGCCATTATTAATTACCTGTAAGTTCTGTTATGGTTTCATCATTTCTACATATGCTTCAGGAGTTAACCCGCCTGTGTTTCCACCGCTACCGCCACCAAATATGCTACTGAGTAAGTTACCAAAGAACGAACCACCACCACTAGTAGGAGCGTTTAAAGAGTCCAGAAGTGCTTGTAGCTGCGTTTGTCTTAAGTTAGACGCTTGTGTTTCACCTGCAATTCTAGCTTGTGTACCCTGTCCAGCTAGTTCACCACCAGTTACAGCACCTTGCGACTGCGCTCTAGAGATCAACTCAGCAAAAGGAGTGTTTACTTGTGTTTGTAAATTCTGCTGTTGTTGTGGCATAAACGCACTACTAAACAAGCCTTGACCTAGATTAAACTGTTGGTTCTGCTCATTCATGGCCTGTGAGCGTCCCATAAGAGCATTCTGCGCCCTCTGTTCTTCTAAGGCTTTAGCAAAGGCGAACTGTTCAGGTGCGCCTCCGTATTGAGCAGTCTGTAAACCGCCTCTACCTTGATTAAAGAGCCTCTGCTCCATAGATAAACGCTCTCTCTCCCTAGAAGGCGCGCTTGCAGCTTCCAACTGAGCAGTTACATCCATAGCTCGCTGGTCAATAGGCTGCGCAGCTCCTTTAAACATACCGCCACTAGACTGAAGGAGTTGATCCATCAATGCTTGTAGCTGAGGAGATAGCGTACTTGAACCGCCACCAGGAGCAAAGGTGCTAGACCCAGTAGCTCCTGTGACCGTATAAGGCTTAAACTGAATATCACTTTGATACTTAGTAGCTAGATCAGATAAGGCTTTCTGTTGAGCAGTCCCTGCCGCCCTAGCCTCTTGAATACCCTGATTAGCTAGAGCAGCTGATCCAGCCATGTTTGTAACACCGCTTATTTGATCCCAAATACTCATACTAATCTCCCCATTAGGGCTAGAACATCAATTTGTTGAATAGACAAAGCAGCTCCGTCAATCTCAGAAGTGATCCCAATTGTAGCTACAAAGCCACTACCAGAAGCGTTAATAGAAGGTCTTGTAATAACAACACCAGTAGAGTATTCCCCTACGTTAAACTCAGCTACATTATACTCAGCTATAGAACCGCTAGAGAGCGTGTATGCACTACTGCGATAGTTGAACAAGTAATCGTATGCCCACTGGAGGTTAGTTATTGCGCCTGCTCCACCAATGATTGTCATGGCTATCTTCTTTACAAACTTTAATGTTGTAGCATTCCCAAACGACATTGGATTAGAGAAGTATTCCATTGAGTAGGTAGCTGTACCATCGTTATACTCATCAAATAGAGTAATGCCATTAGCGTGACCCATGTATAGATTGCCTGCTTTATTAACATGGAAGCACTGAGGCTCTATCTTATTCCATATAGTTGTTCTTGCAGAGCCGTCCTCCAGCATTCCTCTCATGTCAAAGCAGTAGGTAATACCGCTATAGGGAAAGGTTACTAAGTAGAACGCCTCTACAGTAGAGTAGACTGACTTGATTATACCTGTCTCTAAAGTAATATAATTAGTAATATCATTGCGAACATTACGCGATATATCTTTAAGTATTGCTGATTTTTCTTGTACTAATCTACCAAGACTTTGTACACCATGTTCACTAAGCCATAAGATGTCTGCGCCTGTGTTCTGCACAGAGTCTCTAGCAATACACCCTACATTATCTATAATGTCTGTAACCGCCATAGTGCTAGGGTCGTTCATACCACCATAGATAATAGTAGACCTACGCCCCATAATAACAAGGAAGTTATTGTGCTGCGCTAAAGCTACTATCTCATCAGCTCCGCGAGGCCATACTTTATCAATGTCTAAAGAGCCTGAGCTGCCGCCTGTCCACGCTCCCCCATTAAGGAGATCAGACCAATAAATAGTATGCTTATCAGCAGTAAAGTCTGCTACAAACAATCTGCCAAAGGCCGCTAGAGCCTCATTAGCTTGTGGTGGAGTGCCTGCTGCACCTGCTGCCAAAGACATCTTTACAATAGTATCTGTAGACTCTTGATATACTGATGGTTCATAGCCTCTTTGGAAGAAATAGACCTTCTCGTTAAGCTCTACTATCTTCCAGTCCTCTGCTGTAATTGTGTAAGCAGCAGGAGTAGCATCAACAAGAGTAACAGTGCCTCTTAGTAGTTTGTTATTGCCAGTAGAGAATACTACCTTAGTCCCGTCAGACTTCTTTATGTACTCATAGATTGTTGTAAGACCATTGCCGCCAGAGATAGCAGCAGCGTTAGTAGTAATATAAGAATAGCCCTTACGCGCTCCTACACGCCCATACTGGTCAATGACACAGTTAAGCGCAATAGAGGCAAATCTAGGAGGGCTTTCTACAGGGCTATCTTGGGTGTTCATCCCAAAGAAGCCAGGAGCAGCAATAGAGACACTCTGTAGCTGTTGAGCCATTAAACAACTCTCCAAGTAAGGTCTGCTTGATAACGTGTAGCGTCTAGCGCAATAGCATCACCTAAGTACCTATCAGCAAGACCGAATAGCTCTTGAGCAGCAGTGCCGCCAGTCTCTCCTCTTTCTCTAGTAGCCATCGCCCATGCTATCATAATAATAGGTTGTGTAGGTAGCTTAGTTGTGTCTGCGGCTAAGGTAAGCTCTGCTTCGCGTACAACAGCATCAAACTTAAGCGTATAAGAACCGTCAGGAGTAGGATACACAATGATCTTCTGATCGCCATTAGCGTCTGAGCCATTATAGCTAAAATAGCTAGGTGCGCCTGTTTCTGCTGTATTAAGGTTAATCTTGTCATTCATCTCATTCTGACTAATCAAATCCATGCGGCTTAGTTGAGTAGCGTTATACACATCTAATAACTTAAAGTTAGTACCAAAGCCTGTAAGGGTATAGGTGTTATCTGCAATAACAGCAGAAACAGTCAAAGTAGTCTTTAAAGCAGTCCAATCCCATGCTTCCTCTACAGTCTTCTTAGCATCATTTACTATATAACCTATAAGAGTAACATAGTCATTATCTGTAGGAGTTGTAGCTACAAGTTCTCTAAGGCGAATAAGAACTTTATTAATAAGTGCTAAATATGTCATTAGTTAATACCTACCG